TTGTACCCAACGATGGTGAAGGAACACAATGGCAGACACACTGACAACGACAACAGCAACAACCAATGACACTGCTGTCGCTGACGCTGCACCCAAGAGCGATGTAAGCATTGCTGACGCGCTCTACGGTGGCAAGGCAACTGAAGGACAGGAACAGCAAGTTGCGGATGCAACCAAGGCTGTCGAACCCGACGCAACAAAGGTTGACGCTCCACAGGGCGCACCCGAAAAGTACGAATTCAAAGCCTCAGAAGGCAAAGCATTCGACGCAGAAGTGCTAACCGCATTCGCTGAAGTTGCAAAGGAATTGAACCTGACCCAAGATGCTGCACAGAAGGTACTTGACCGCATGGCTCCAAAGATGGAGGCGCGTCAAGCCCAGCAGATCGAGACCCTCCGCACACAATGGGCGGACAGTTCAAAGGTCGACAAGGAGTTTGGTGGAGAAAAACTCTCCGAGAACCTGTCAACCGCGAAGAAAGCACTCGACCAGTTCGGGACACCTGAACTTCGATCGCTACTGAACGAATCCGGTCTTGGAAATCACCCGGAGTTCATCCGGTTTATGTTCCGAGCGGGTAAGTCAATTTCCGAAGACCGCTACGTTGGACAGGCAAACGGTGCAGCCCCATCACAGGGACGGCCGCGAGACTTCGCCAGCCAAGCAGCCTTCCTTTATCCTAAACAGTCCTAATTCATAAGGAAACACTCTCATGGCAGTAATCGCAAACAGTAACTCAAATTTGACTCTTGCCGACTGGGCAAAGCGCACCGATCCGGATGGACGCGTCGCACTCGTGGCTGAACTCCTCTCGCAATCCAACGAGATCCTCGAAGACTGCGTGTACAAGGAAGGCAATCTGCCAACCGGCGACCGCGTTGTCATTCGTACGGGTCTTCCAACCGCGTACTGGCGTTCCCTCAACCAAGGCATCCCGAACAGCAAGTCATCGACCGCACAGGTTGACGAAGCATGCGGCATGCTTGAGGCTCGTTCCGAAGTTGACAAAGATCTTGCAATGCTCAACGGCAACACGGCTCAGTTCCGTTTGTCCGAAGACACCGCGTTCCTTGAGGCGATGAATCAGACCCAAGCGCAAACTATGTTCTACGGCAACCCTGCCACCGACCCAAAGCAGTTCCTTGGTCTTGCCACTCGTTACTCGTCCACCTCGGCTGGCAACGGAACGAACATCATCCCTGGTGGTGCATCGTCCGGCGCACTCAACACCTCGGTGTACCTCGTTGTGTGGGGCGACAACACCGTGTACTGCCCGTTCCCTAAGGGTTCCAAGGCAGGACTTCTTCACGAAGACCTCGGCGAGCAGACTGTGTATGACGGTGCAAACCGCATGCAAGCCTACGCAACCCGCTACCAGTGGAAGAGCGGTCTTGTTGTGAAGGACTGGCGTTACGTTGTCCGCATTCCAAACCTGTTGGTTGCTGACATTGTTGCCGGCACTGGTACGCAAGCAGCCAGCACTGGTACTCAACTGATCAAGTTGATGATGCGCGCTATGTACAAGATCCCGAACCTTGATTCGGGTCGTGCAGCGTTCTACATGAACCGTACCGTTCACAGCGGTTTGGCAGTTCAGTCCCTCGACCGTTCACAGGCTGCGTTGGCCGTTCAGCCAGCACTGTCGCAGTTCGGTACTGCTCGTAATTACCTGTCGTTCCAAGGTATTCCGATCCGTCGCGTTGACTGCCTGTTGAACACCGAAGCCGTTGTCTCCTAAATTTACTTCCTAGAAAGGAATTACCAAAATGATGATTGATCAACTTTCAGTTGTTGCAGGAACAGTTCCCGCAACTGGTTCGATGACCGGACTCGCACTCGCGACCACTGCGGCTGCAACCGCCGTGTCAACCGATGCGATTGACTTGGGTATTGCTCGCGATATCGGTGAAGGTGAAGACTTGTTTTTCATGATCCACGTTGTCGCTGCTGTTACTGGTGCTACCTCGGTGCAGTGGGATGCGATTTACGCAACCGACACTGCATTGACCACTGGCGTTATTGTTGGCGGATCGACCGGAGCAATTCCAATTGCTGCGCTTACTGTTGGTTCGGTACACACAATTACTCTTAACCCAATTCTTCGATACAACGCAACCACGGAATCGTCCAAGGCTGCTCGGTATCTTGGATTGCGCTACATCGTCATTGGAACGGCATCTGCTGGTTCCTACTGTGGCTACATCACTAAGGACGTTCAGGACGGCAAGAAGTTCTACGCCTCCGGATTCACCGTTGCGTAATTAGGAACCAACCATGCCAATGTATCGCGCCAAAGTTAAGTGCTACATCGACAATTCCGTCCGCGAGGAAGGTGATGTCTTTGAGTACAACGGAGATTCAAATGACTGTGTCGAACTGGTAACAGGCACAGGCAACGGCGAACCTACGGTTGATGCTTCCGGAAGGAAGTGGAAAGCCAAGGGCAAGCGTAAGTCTTCGGATGATGAAGCGGACGTTGACGAGGGTTGATCCTTTGATTTGATTTGCCGCATGGGGGGAGTCGCTGGGAAACCACGGCTCCCCCTTGTTTCTAGGAGGTTTCTATGGCATCGGAAGTTGACATCTGCAACCTTGCTCTATCACACATCGGGGATGAGGCGACAGTCTCAAGCATTGACCCGCCTGAAGCATCGTTTCAGGCAGGTTTGTGCGCCCGGTTCTACCCCATTGCTCGCGACTCACTCCTGCAAATGCACAACTGGAACTTCGGTTCCAAGCGTGTCAATCTTGCACAGGTGACCAACGTGTGGCCGGAATGGGAGTATGCATACGCAGTGCCTGGTGATTGCGTGACCATTGTCAGTGTGCTGCCTCCTGACGCTGCCAACGACTACGCAACGCAGTTCGTCCCTACCGACAGCCCTGCGTTTGGACACAACTACGCCCCGCTTATTTCCGCAGGTCAGTACGTCCCGCAACCGTACGCCGTTGAGGCTGACACCCTTGGTGCGGGTGTGATCTACACCAACCAGGCAAGTGCAATGCTCCGGTATCAGTCGCTTGTGTCTGACCCGACGAAGTTCACGCCGTTGTTCGTGATGACGTTGTCATGGCACTTGGCATCAATGCTTGCAGGGCCGATCATCAAGGGCGACACCGGGTCAGGTGAAGCGAAGCGATGCCTACAGATGATGGCGGGGTATCTGTCTCAGGCGCGAACAAGTGACTCAAACATGCGAAACATCAAGGTGGAACACATCGTTCCCTGGTCAGCAGGAAGATAAACATGCCGATGACACGCACTTTCTTCCGTTCGTTCGCCGGCGGCGAGTTGTCGCCTGAGATGTTTGGACGCATTGACGATGTCAAGTTCCAAACCGGGGCGGCAAAGTTGCGGAACTTCATTGCCATGCCGCAAGGGCCGGCAGAGAACCGACCTGGAACATCATTTGTGCGAGAGGTCAAGAACAGCGCAAAGCGCACTCGACTAATCCCGTTCACCTACAGCACAACGCAAACGATGGTGCTTGAACTTGGTGATGGGTACATCCGGTTTCACACGCAGGGTGCGACGCTGTTGGTTGGCACTACAAGCGCATTCAGCACAACAAAGACCATCACGGCTGTTGATATTGCCACAGAAACTGTGACAAGCAACGCGCACGGTTATGCAAACGGAACACCTATCCAAATTGCATCCACAACAACAATTCCAGCAGGTTTGTCTGCCCTTACAACTTATTATGTTGTTGGCGCAACCACAAACACATTTCAATTCTCTTTGACTGTTGGTGGAGCGGCAATTAATATTACAAGTGTTGGTGCTGGAACAATTACGACAAACCAAGTTTATTCGTTGGGCGATCTTGTAAGTTCCGGTGGGTCAAACTATTACTGCATCCTTGCGTCAACAGGCAATCTGCCAACCAATGCAACGTATTGGTATCCGATTCCTTCAGCCGCGTACGAGATCCCTACCCCGTACGCAGAGGCTGACCTGTTTGACTTGCACTATGTGCAGTCTGCCGATGTGCTGACCATCGTCCACCCAAACTATGCACCACGCGAGTTGCGCCGATTAAGTGCAACAACGTGGACGCTGTCAACGATCTTATTTGTGTCACCAGTTGCAGCACCTGCTGCGCCAACGGTAACTGCTAATCGCGGTCGATCCATCAACATTTCTGGTATTACAAATTTCGCAATTGCGGTGATTACAACAGTTGCCGACCACAATTTGGCTCTTGGAGATCCGGTTGAAATTAGCGGTGTTCTTGGAATGACAGAGGCAAATGGATTTTGGATTGTCCATAAGAACACGCCTAGCACTAAATTAGAAGTGCAGTATTACACGACCGGGGCGCACTTTAACAGCACCAATCCACCTGTTGGTGTTTACACAGGTGGTGGAAGTGTTCAATACGCAAATCAGTCGCAAGACCTTGACAACTTCTATGTCATTACATCTATTGCAACGAACGGGTTTGACGAAAGTGTTGCTAGTCCACCTGGGACAGTATTCAACAACTTGAATGTGACAGGCGCGTCGAATGACTTGACATGGACGGCTGTGTCAGGGGCATTGCGATACAACATCTACAAGAAACAAAATGGTTTGTATGGTTATATCGGACAATCCGATACCAATTCGTTTACTGACAACAACATTGCGCCTGACATGGGGATCACGCCTCCCATCGTTGACCCGGTGTTTATGTCGGCAGGGAACTACCCACAGGCCGTGAGTTACTTTGAGCAGCGTCGGGTGTTTGCCGGCACAACGAACGAGCCACAAAGCATGTGGATGACGCGCTCAGGAACCGAAAGCGACATGTCGTACTCGCTTCCTGTCAAGGACGATGACCGAATCAACTTCCGTGTCGCAGCGCGAGAAGCCAACACCATCCGTCATGTCATCCCGTTGACACAGTTGATCCTCCTGACCAGCGCAGCGGAATGGCGCGTCAGCCCGGTGAACAGCGATGCGATCACACCAACCACGGTGTCTGTGCGTCCGCAGTCGTACGTTGGCGCAAGCAACGTGCAGCCTGAGATCATCAACAACAGCATGGTGTACTGCGCTGCGAGAGGCGGTCACATTCGCGAACTCGGCTACTCATGGCAGTCGAACGGGTTCATCACTGGCGACCTGTCGATCCGCGCTGCACACCTGTTCGACAACTTCAACATTGTTGACATGTGCTACGCCAAGTCCCCGCAACCGCTGCTGTGGTTTGTGTCAACGACAGGCAAACTGCTTGGGCTGACTTACGTTCCCGAACAGCAGATCGGTGCATGGCATCAGCATGACACCGACGGCGTGTTTGAGTCCTGCACCGTTGTCGCCGAAGGCAACGAGGACTCCCTGTACGTCATTGTCCAACGCACTATCAACGGCAACTCGGTGCGATACGTTGAGCGGATGGCAACTCGGCAGGTCAACTTGCTCAAAGACTGCTTCTTCGTGGACGCTGGATCGACGTTTAACGGCACAAACCTGACCGCGACAACCGTCACGGTGACGGGTGGCACATCTTGGGGGCCGGATGAAGTATTGACCATTACCGCTTCATCAAACCTGTTCGTGTGGCCTGGAACCACCGATGTCAATGATGCCATTGTGCTGACTGACTCCACGGGTGCTTCCTATCGCCTCAAGATCCTCGCTACGAGTTCCCCGACTGTGGCAACAGCCAAGGTGGACAAGGTCATTCCGGTCGCTCTCAGGGCAACTCCGACCGCTGTGTGGGCATTTGCACGGGACACGGTCAGTGGTCTGTCGCACCTTGAGGGTAAGACGGTCAGCATCCTCGCCGACGGGGCAGTGATGCCGCAGGTGGTGGTGACCGGGGGGGTGGCAATACTTGAACGTGCGTCGGTGGTGGTTCACGTTGGTCTGCCGTACGAAAGCGACCTACAGACCTTGCCAGTGGCATTGAATATTGACGCATTCGCGCAGGGGCGCGTGAAGAACGTCAACCAAGCATGGATTCGGGTGTTCCAATCGTCGGGTGTATTTGTTGGGCCTGACGCAAACAAGTTGACAGAGGTCAAGCAGCGCACTACCGAGCCGTACGGTTCACCGCCAGCCCTGAAGTCCGATGAAGTCAGCGTTGCTATGACCCCGACATGGGCGCAGTCCGGTCAAATCTACATTCGGCAGAGCGACCCGCTCCCGCTGACCATTGTCGGCATTACCACAGAGATCGTTGTCGGCAGTTAACAGGAGAAAGACATGAGTTCATTTGCATACGCAGCATCGTCAAGCAGTCTGATGAACATCCTTGGTTCATCACCAACCCCAGCCGGGTACAGCGCGGGTGGATCGACGCTACCTGCCGTTGGCGGTGCTGTCGGCGGTGCAGCCGGCACAAGTTGGACGAGCGGCGAAGCACTGATGATGGGCGGTTCGATCATGTCGGTGTTCGGTGCTGTCAACAGCGCAATCGGTTCGTTCTACGCCGCTGAAAGTCAGAAGACGCAACTCAAGATGCAAGCGCAGAACCAACGGTTCCAAGCGCAAATGTCAGCGATTAACGCTCGCGGTGCTGAGATGCAAGCGCAGCAGTCGCTTCTTGCCGGCGAACGGGCAATCGGTCAGTACACGATGGGTGCAGGTCAACGCCGCGCATCCGCGACAGCGTCGATGGCAGCGCGAGGCATTCAGGGTGGTGTCGGCAGTGCGCGTGAGGTCACCGCAAGCATGGACTTGATCAAGGAGATTGACAAGTTGACCATCAGTTCTAACGCCGTACGTCAGGCCGAAGCAGCGCGAGCGCAACGGATCAACTACATCAACCAGGGTGTGATCGCAGGTACAAGCGCGAACAACCTCATGGCTACCGCTGGCACAATCAGCCCGTACTCCAGTTCGTTTAGCAGTCTGCTCGGTAGTGCCTCAAGCATTGGTTCCACTTGGGCTACACAGCGTCGTATGGATGAACTTGTTGCAGCGCAATCACAACGCAGATTCTGATAAAAACCGCAAACCCGTCGAAATCCACGGGATTAAACACCATGCCAACAGTCCCAACATCGTTTGTGCCACAAGCCGACATTTCATCACAAGCGGGTGTCGCACCGTTTGAGGCAACGCCTGGTCAGCCAGCACAGAACCTAGCAGCGGGTCAAGCGGTCGAACTTGGCAACGCACTAGTTCAAGCCGGCAATGTGGAGTACCGCATCGGCGCGATCATGCAGGACAACCTGAATGACGGCAACGCCAAACAGGCTTTGACGCAATGGCAGGCGCAGGCGCAGGATGTATTGCGCGGTCAGAACGGCTACTTCAACGCATACGGCAAGGACGCTGACACCAACTACCAGGCAACGCAAGACGCGTTGTCATCGTCTGCAAACTCGGTGATGGACGGACTTGGCAATGACACGCAGAAGGCGATGTTCATGCAAGCGGCGTCTAGCCACATGACTCAATACCGAGCGCAGATGCTCGACCACAAGAGCAAAGAAGCATTTCGATACGCTGCAAACGAGTCACAGGCATATGTAACCTCGTTAACTAGTGAAGCAATAAACAATTTCGAATTTCGCGGTCAAGTTGATCAATACGGCAATTTAACTGGCCCATTCAATTCTGCTTCAGGGGCAGCAATTAAACAAACGCGAAAGTGGGCAGCAAGTGTTGGCATCCCGGTCAATTCGCAGCAAATGCTTGAGATGGAACGCCAAGTTACTACCGCTATCACAGGCGGTGTTGTCAACCGACTGATGCTTAAAGATGAATACCAGGCTGCGCTTGATTACGTTGTTGAACAGAAAGACAAAAAGTACATTGACGAGAACGCAGCGCAAAGCCTGTTGACATCGGTGTCAGCAAACCGCGACCGACAGATGTCAAGCGAACTTGCTGAATCTATTTCTTTATACGGAACGCTCACCACTAAGGCTGGCACATCCAACAGTGAGTTGCCTGTAAAGGGTGGCGAATACGCCCTTGTCACCCGACCGGGCAAAGACGACGCAACGCTTCCGGTTGGTGCTTCAATTACTGCTGAGGTTGGCACTCCTGTTGTCAGCCCATCAGACGGCATTGTCATTGGCAAGACCGGAAAAGAAACGGTAATCCGGATGAATGACGGGTCAGAAGTGTTCTTTGAAGGCATTGACAAATCGCAATTGTTTGAGGGTCAAAGACTAAAAAAAGGCGAAGAAATTGGCTTATTTGGAATTGATACCCCGGTTTCGTACCGAGTCCTTCGTAACGGAGAGCCAATTGATTTTCGCAACGTCAATGACCTCAATCCAAACATGAACAGAGATGCTGCTCGACGGCCGCAAACAGAGCAAGAGGCTTTGGCTATTGCTGGGCTGATTGATCGGCGCGAAATCAGGGACGTTGTTAAACAGAAAATTAGTCAGCGTTGGGCGCAAGACCGCGCAATGGCAGCGCAAGAGAACCAGCGCGTTGTTGAGGCGGTCACACGAATGCAAGTGGCAGATTCAAACGCAGCCATCCCGCCGGCATTGTTTGCCGCTCTTACACCTGACCAACAGTCTGACGCACTTCGATATACGCGCAAAGCAAACGACATGGATGTCATGCTTAAAGTTGCTGAGAACCCAAGAATTCTTACTCGCGACTTTGTGTTTGAAAACAAGTCCAAGTTGACCAACGAGACATTTATCAAACTACTTGACCAAGTTGGCAGCGGAAAACTCATTGAAGCAACAGTGGATGCTGATCTAGTCAATGCAACACTTGCGGTTGGCGGCATTGAATTGACAAAAGAACAGTCATTGCAAATGCGTGTTGCCGTTGAGAAAAAGATTTACGAAATGCAGTCAGATAGCGGCAAGAAGTTAGATCGTGAGCAGAAGCAGTTGGTCATCGATAGGGCAATTGCTGACACCGTGTATAAGCCAGGTTGGTGGTGGTGGCAAAGCGATTCAAAGCCAGTGCCAATTAGTGCTTACACACCTTCCGAATTGCAAGGAATGATGCGGACGCTTACGCCTGCAAACCGAGCCGCTGTCATCGAACGGTTGCAACTAGTCAAAGGCATTAGGAATCCGACCGAAAGTCAAATTGAAACTGAGTGGGAAACAATGGGCAAGGCAGGAACTAAATAATGGACACAGATATTACCGATCCAAGTTTCAAGTACGCCCCATCACAAAATCCCATCGATCCACTGAACAGTTCTAGCGTGACTGCGCTTCCGAACACGATGGCGCAGCAGGTTGACTTTGTTTCGTCCGGAAGTGACTTTGCTGACAACATCAGAAAACAAACGCGCCAACTTATTAACAATCAAAACAACGCCATGATGCTGTCGATGTCTAAGGCCGCAGCCGGCAACGCCGAAGAGGCAGCAGCAGCGCAACGACTTGGATACGAGACTGGGGTTGGTGCTGAGATTGCCGCTCGCAACAAGCAGTTGCTTGAGCAGCGTTTGGCTACAGACCGATTGGCACAACTTGACTTGTTTAAGCGCGACCCTGTGCTTGCCCGTATGTTGGCAAACAAGGACTTTGCTGCGGTAGCGCACGATGACCTGCCAAACCTGATCGAGTCTGGTGAGCAGATCAACCCTGACTTGTCGTGGATTGAAGAGTTTTTGATTGGACGAGCAAGAGGGTACAAAGGAACTGAACTCGGACTTACTGGCATAAATATGTTGGCTGCAAAGGCAAGCGGCGTTCCAATTCCGGAATCGCTGCGAGCAAAGGCAGCGCAACAGTCACAAGAATTGGCTGAACTTCGGGCAAGTGGTGGGTTTTTAGAAAGTTTCGGTGCGCTTGAAGGCAACATTGAGTCAACGATTCCCAAGCAAGCAGAGATGGCGTTGTACGGCGCAGTAGCGGGTGGGCTAGTGCTTGGTGCGCCAACAGGTGGTATTGGCATGATTCCGGGAATGGTTGCTGGTGCTGGAATGGGAGTGATGTCTGCCGGAGTCGTGCAGTCATTTCAAATTGAAGGCGGCAACTTATTTGTTGAAATGCTTGATGATGGCATTCCTGAAGACACGGCTCTTGTTGCTGCACCAATTGGTGGGGCAATTATGGCTGCGCTTGAAATTCTTCCGCTCAAGTTTGTGACTGGCGAAGCAAAGAAGTTGATTAAGCGCGAGGTTGCAGGACAAGTCATTGACACACTGAAGCAAACGGGAATGCTCGATGTGACCAAACGATTCTTGCAGTCGTATGGAATTGGCGTTACAACCGAAGTAGGAACAGAACTTGCCCAAGATGCTGTTAGTACTTATGTCCAAGAGATGGCGATGTTGGCAACCGATCCACTGTACGAGGAGAAGTGGAAGTCTGAAAAAGGTCGCGCCGAACTAGCAAAGCAATTTGTAGACACATTCATAGAAGTTGGACAGGGAATGGCAATCATGGGTGCTTTCCTCCCCGGCGCAAACTTCATCGGTGATGCTCGCCGCGCCCGTAAAGCAAAGGCAACGCGCCAGTTCTTTAAGGACATCGACAAGAATGCGTCAGAATCAAAGTTGAAGGGACGTAACCCGCGCTCATACCAAGAGTGGTTTGAAGAGAAGGCGCGTGGAACAGCCAATCACACCCTGTTCATTGACATTGAGAAGTTGCGCGAGGCGATGGCTAAGAACAATGTATCTGCCGAGCAACTTGAAACCATCTTGCCAGGCGTGACCAAGGCGATTGCCGATGCCAAGGGCATGAGCGGTATTGACTTTGCTTTCCCAACATCCGTATACGCAGCCCGTCTGTCTGACCTTGCGTTTGGTCAGGCATTGCAAGAACACATGCGATTTGACCCGAACGACATGTCAATTGCCGAGAACAACAAATACGTCAAAGATCGTGAGCAGATTGTCGAGGAGATGAAGCAATCGGCAATGGAGTTGATGAAGGCTGACGCTGCTATTGACCAAAGCGCACAGGCCGTAGCCGACAGCGTCACCGCTCAATTGGTTGCTACTGGCAGGTACACGGAGTCAGAATCGCGGTCAATGGCTTCTGTGGCATCTGCTGTTGCAACAGTCATGTCGGCTCGTTTCAACATGACTCCGCTTGATTGGCACAACAAGTATGGCTCAAAGGTAGTTGGCGAAGGACAGGCAGCACCAGCAGCACCGCTTGAGCAAGCCTCCCGCATTGATTTGGGACTTGGCGAACAGACTGCGTTTGACGAAACAAGTCAACGTCCTGAAATAGTTGCATGGGCTAAAGAAAAGTTTGGTGATCGCACTGCACCAGATGGATCAATTGTGTGGCAAAACTTTACAGAATGGTTTGGAGATAGCAAGACCGTAGACGCTGATGGCAAGCCAGTAATGGTTTACCACGGCACTGATAAGAAGTTCACCAAAGTAAACATGAAAAAGGGGGCGCAAGGGGTGTTTTGGGTTGCGTCTGACAAAGCAGCAATTGAGAGTGGAGAAGTTGGTGCTGCTGGTAGTGGTGTCATTATGGAATTGTTTGCATCCATAAAGAATCCTGCTGGGTGGAATGAATACGACAAAAAATCATTTGCGGAATTGATTCGAGATGGATATGACGGCGTGATTTTGCGAGACAAAGATGGCTCGTTTAATGCAATTGCATTTACTCCAACTCAAATAAAATCAGCGGGTGAAAACGTAGGTACGTTTAGTAAGACTGCTCTAAGCATTCTTGAACAGGCCGCTACTGTCTCTGCGACCACCTACTCCGCGCTAGACAGGGCTGTAGGCGATGTCACCGCCAAGTCGCTTGTTGCTAGCGGTTGGAAAGAACAGATCAAGGGCTGGGTCAACAAGGGCATTGTGAAGCAAAGCGAAGTTGAATGGAGCGGCCTTGTTGAATACCTTGACATGCAGGAAGGGAAGATCACCAAAGAAACGGTGAGCGAATTCCTGAAGAACAACGGGGTAAAGGTTGAGACTGTCACGCTTGGTGATCGTTTACCCGTGTTGAAGACGGCTGTCTTGAAAGGCATTGATGATGCTCAAGCAGCACTTACTGAACTTTACAACACCGATAGAGAATTGAAAGATGAGTTTGAAACCTACCGTAAATTGGTAGAAGCAGACGCGCCTCGTGACCAACTTGCCGAAGCGCGCATTCCTATCAATGATCGACTAGACAACGAGTTTGGAACTAGCCTCGATGATTACATTGAGAACGCGTACCAAAGTGGTGAAGCCAAGTATTCGATATATGTGCTTCCAGGTGGCAAGAACTATCGCGAAGTTCTAGTGAAGTTGCCTGTTGGGTTTGCGCCTCCCGCTCCTGCAATGTCAAGTGAAGGCCTTGCTGCTCGTCAAGTTGTGTTTGACAAGTACGCGCCTGAACTTGCAGAAATTGAAAAGAAACTTGAGGAATACAGAATTGCTGACTGGCCTGGTGAACAAGTTGCAGACATTCGTTCAACAATAAATTTGTTGAGAGACAAAAGATATTTGTTAGAAAGTCGCAGAGACAGCGAAGCAAACGCTTTGTATCGCATTCCAATTGCGCCTGAAATAAAGTCGTTTCAGTCTTCGCACTGGGACGAAAGCAACGTACTTGTGCATCTTCGCATGAATGATCGCATCGATGCTGATGGCAAGCGCGTGTTGTTTGTCGAAGAGGTGCAAAGTGATTACGGACAAGAGGGAAAGAAGAAGGGGTTCCGTCCAACAATGACGGTGACAGAAATTCAATCAGCAGCAGACGCTGATCGAAAGCGTTTTTATTCTGGCAAGGGAGACATGTCTCTTGCTGATTGGACAAATTTAAGTGAACGAGTAGCGCAATGGGACAAGCAAGAAAATGCTGCGCTCCGCGCATTGCCCCGCGCTCCGTTTGTTGAAACCACAGACGGCTGGCTAAACCTTGGATTGAAGCATGTCATGCTTGAGGCAATCAACGGTGGCTATGACCGCGTTGCGTTTGTTGATGGAGATCAAAGCGTAACGAGATACAAAGATGCTTTGACTGAAGCGGTTGATGAAGTTGAGATTGACCGTAACGATGACGGCACTTACAACTACAAAGCCATTAAAGACGGCAAAGAGTTAAAGGCAGAGGAATCTGTAACTGCCGAAAGAATTGAAGAGTTGTTTGGCAAATCAGGCGGGGCTGACCTTATACAACAGGCCGACGCTTTCCCGGATCAAATTAACACCATCAAATCTGAAGACATTAAAATTGGTGGCGAGGGAATGCGGAAGTTCTATGACGATGTGTTGCCATCGGCAATGAACAAGTTGCTCAAAAAGTATGGCGGGGGAAAACTTGGAACAACAAAAATACAAGCCAAGGAAATGCCGCCTGGATTGCAGCAAGAATTAAATGAAATGTCGTTGGAGGAAAAACAAGATCAAATTTCATTTGAAGTGTTTGGTGCTGATTCTTATGACAAGTTGAATGATCAAAGTCGTGATGATGTTGACGAAAGAATTCGCAATCTTGCCAATAAAGGTGGGACACAGCCGTCATTTGATGTCACCGCTGCTTTCATTGAAAAAGTTGGTCAAGGCCTACCGTTGTTTCAAGCCATGCCATCCGGCCCGCCGCGTGCGTCGATTGATCTCAGCACGTTTATTACTACGCTGAACACGGCTGCTGATTTATCGTCATACCTGCATGAGATGGCACATTTCTATATGGTGACATATATAAATATTGCCAACGAGCCTGGTGCGCCTCCTCAAATCACGGCTGACTTGCAAATCATATTTGACTGGCTTGGCATTAAAGACCTTGCGGCGTGGAATGCCATGACGTTTGAGGAACAACGCAAGTATTGGGAGTCGTTTGCTTACAACCACGAAATCTATTTGTTTGAAGGCAAGTCACCGAGCGTTGAGATGCAGGGTGTGTTCGACCGATTCTCTGCGTGGCTACGAGCAATTTACAAGAATATTCGCGATGAACTTAACGCCATCTACCGTGAGAAGTTTGGCGAAGACCTGCCGATGCTGACACCCGAGATTCGTGGGGTGATGGATCGCATGTTGGCAACTGAGAAGCAAATCAAATACGCGGAGTCTGTCAACAACATGACACCGCTGTTCTTGACTCAAGAGCAGTCCGGATACGACGATGCACGGTGGGCTGCGTACCAGGCGATGGTGCAGGAAGCGCACGACCAGTCCGTGACTGACTTGACCAAGGCAAGTCTCCGTCAGATGGAGTGGCTGTCAAACGCCCGTACTCGACTGCTCAAGGAAATGCAGGCCAAGCACGACGACATCCGCGACAAGATGCGTAACGACATTGCTGAGGAGGTTGCAGCCGAGCCTGTGTACATGGCGATGTCAGTCCTGAAGACTGGCAAGGGTCGAGTGGCAAACGGCGAAATGGTGGTGTTCAGCGACAAGTACAAGTTGAACCTAGCGATTGTCAAGTCGATGATCCCTGCCGAGAACCTGTCTAAGTTGGGATATGGCAAGTTTGGAATGCTGTCAGAAGATGGCTTGCACCCCGACATGGTTGCCGAGATGTTTGGTTTCAAGAGCGGTGACGAGTTGGTTCTTGCGCTTCTCGCCGCCAAGCCTGTCAAGGAAGAGGTTGACAGTAGGCTCGACGCTCGCATGCTTGCCGAGTACGGGGACATGAACACCCCTGCTGAGATGGAGGTGCAGGTACAGAAGGCACTGCACAATGAGGCTCGCGAGCGTTTCATTGGTGTTGAGGCTCGATTTGTTGCCAGTGCTACTCAGCCTGTCCGTGCGATCACCGATGCTGCGCGGTTGGCTGCTAACACGATTGTCAACGCACAGAAGATTGAGAACATCAGACCGAGCAATTACGCCGCCGCAGAGGCTCGTGCAGCCCGAGATGCTGCCGATGCCTACAAGCAGCGTCAGACTCCTGAACAGGCTCGTAAGACCTCCTACACCCGTTCCTACAACGAGCAGATCGCTGCTGGGGTTGACGAGGCAACTGCCGTTGCCGAAGCCACCAAGAAGGGCGACCAGGCTGCTACCACTGCCAAGGATCGTCAGGACGCGTTCGCTGCAAAGTACGGAAACCGCGAGCCGGCACAGGTGGTCATTCGCGCCAAACAGGCGCAAGTAGTTCAGAACCAGTTGGTCAAGGTTTCTACCGCTGCGCTTGAGGAAGTTGACAAAGCACTCAAGGACTTTAGGCGGTTCTTTAAGGCTGACGAGAAAATCGCCAAGAATCGCAACATGGATTTGGTTGACGCTGCGCGTTCGATCCTTGCGTTCTACGGGCTAGGCAAGCACGACAAGTTGCCGTCGGCGTACACGGACAAGTTGCAGGCGTACAACCCTGAGATGTACGAGGCTGTTAAGCCAATCATTGAAATGTCACAACGGGTTGGTGCTGGTGGCAACCACGAAACGCTCACGGTGTCTGAGTTCCGCATGATGCGCGAGGTGGTTGACGCATTGTGGATGCAGTCTCGCCGTGATAAGCAAGCGGAGATTGCCGGCAAGATGGTGTCAGTCGCACAGATTCAGGCTGAATTTATTGCAAGAACTGAAGAAATCGGAATACCTACAGAGGCACTTGGATCAAAGCAAGCGTTGACTGCAAATCAAATACGAATTCAAGATTTGATGTCTGCCGGCGCATTGCTTCAGCGTGTCGAGAATTGGGCGCGAAGATTTGACGGCCCACAAGAACCTGGTACTGTCGGCCCAGCAACGAAGTACATTTGGCGACCAGTCAAAAACGCAGTCACCGCGTACAAAATTGCCAAGAATAAGTATGTCAAGGAGTATGTTGAGTTGCTTGACAAGGTTGATTTGCCTGTTGGCAAGATCAGGTCTGATGAACTTGACTACACCTTTGGTGTTGGCAACGGTGGCAACGGCAAGGCTGAGTTGCTTGGTGCGATGTTGCACATGGGCAACGAAAGCAATTTGCGTAAGTTGTTGGTTGGTCGCAATTGGGCAACCATTGCAGCCGATGACAGCATTGACACCGCAAGGTGGGATGCGTTTGTTGAGCGCATGATCAACGAGGGCAAATTGACCAAGGAAGACTTTGAGTTCCTGCAAGCAACATGGGATCTGCTTGAGGAAATTAAGCCAATTGCACAGAAGGCGCACCGCGACCTGTACGGCTACTACTTCAACGAGATTGAAGCACAGTCGTTTACTAATCGCTTTGGCACATATCGAGGTGGATATGTACCCGCAAAGACAGATGCAATGATTGTGCGCGATGCACAACGCCAAGCAAAGATGGAAGAACTTGAAGCGGACTTCCGCGCTGCAATGCCTAGCACTGGTATGGGGTTCACGATGGGTCGTGTTGAATACAACGAGCCACTATCAATGGACGTTCGTCTGATTGCAGGCCACATTGACAGCGTGTTGCGATTCGCGCACATTCAGCCAGCAGTCAAAGATGTTTTGAAAATTATTGGCAGGGGTAAATTTGCCGACAACTTGACAGCAATTCAGCCGTTTGCCATTGACGATGTTCTGTTGCCTTGGCTCAATCGAACTGCTCGACAAACAACAAGCGTGCCTGGTTTCAATAAACGCAATGACAGATTTTGGAACGCGTTGCGTAAGCGAACTGGCATGGCAATAATGATGGGTGGTGTGCGAAATGCGTTGCAGCAATTTACGGGATGGTTCCCAGCCGCATTACTAGTAAGCAAGGGCGAACTAAAGAACGCGCTGTCAACTTACCTTCGTCATCCGATGAAGACTGCTGCAAATGTTGCGTCATTGTCGCCGTTTATGAACGATTACCTACACAGTCAAATCTTTGAAATGCAGGATCGCATGAACCAACTCCTATTGAACCCAAGCAAATATGCACGGTTCAAGGATTGGGTAAGTCATCACGCTTACTTCTTGCAAACTGCATTTCAAAACATTGTCAACGTCGTTACTTGGACGGCAAAGTACAACCAAGTACTGTCAGAAATTGATGCCAGTATTTCTGACAGCGAGGCACAGGCCGAGGCTATTCAACAGGCTGACGCAGCCGTTCGATTGACACAGGGCGGTATGTCACCTGAAGACGTTGCAAGATTTCAGGTAAGTACGCCATTCATAAATAGCATGACCCAGTTCATGGGCTTCTTTAATATGACAGCCAATTTGAACGCCGATGAATTTGTGATGGTGTTTAGGGATCTAGGTTGGCGCGGAAACAAGGGTAAGTTGATGATGATCTACATCCTTGGACTTGCAGCACCCGCCTTGGTGTCAGATGCTATTTCGCGTTCGCTCGGTCAGGGTTGGGATGACGATGATGACGGCTACCTTGACGATATTGCCGACTGGTTCTTTGGTAGTCAGGCTCGGTTTGTCACCGCAATGGTTCCGTTTGGGTCTGCCGCTTACACGGCAGTAACTTCCGCGCTCAACGACAAGCCATACGACGATCGCATTACGAGCAGCCCATCCATTACTTCCCTTGAAGCGTCAACCGTTGGGGTTGTCAAAGCAGCCATCAATATTGCAGACGACGATAAGGAATTGACAGGCAGGAATGTCCGCGATGTGTTGACACTTGTTACCAATGTCACAGGCATCCCGGTGTCCGTCCTTGGTCGCCCGATCAGTTACCAGGTTGATGTTGAGCGCGGGAAGGTTGAGCCGACCGACCCAATCGACTACATGCGCGGACTGATCACCGGAGTGCCGAGCGCAGAGAGTAAGAAGAAGTGATAGTACCCGTATGGAACATGCAAATGAATATTCTTTCAGCAACCTTTAGGAGTCAAGTCCCATGACGATTAGTTCACCAGTCCGAATCGCTGGGCCATATATTGGCAACGGAACGGCGACCGTCTTTACTTTCGCTTTCAAGGTATTTGCCGCCTCAAACTTGCAAGTTGTTCGCGCTGACTCGTCAACGGGACTTGAGTCCACGCTCATACTGAACACCGACTACACGGTGTCATTGAACACCGACCAAGACAGCAACCCTGGTGGCAACGTAACGCTGTCCGCGTTCTTGGCGACCGGGTTCACGATGGTCATCACCTCGGACATTGCAAACCTGCAACCGACCGACCTGACTAACCAAGGTGGCTTCTACCCCGAAGTCATCACGGACGCGCTCGACCGGGCAACGATTCAGATCCAGCAGATGGCTGACGAGTTGACACGGTCTATCAAGATCCCGATCTCTGACGGCTTAAGCCTTGACATGGAGTTGCCAAATGTAACAAATAGGGCAAGCAAATACTTGGTGTTTGATGGAAGTGGGTTGCCGTCTGTTTCCTCCGGAACCGGAACGGACACTTCGTTGCGAACAGATTTAGGCAATACATCAGTCGCACTGGCCGGTGCAGGCCTTGTTGGATTTCGCGCTAGTAATGCAAACTCAACTGCGAGAACCGCGTTAGCGAAGTTGCGCGACACGGTCAGCGTCAAGGACTTTGGGGCTGTAGGTGATGGGGTGGCTGATGATACGGCTTCGATACAGGCAGCGATTACAGCATCCGATTCAGTTTACATTCCTAGCGGAACCTACAAGATTACATCAAGTTTGTTAGTGCGATCAAATCTAAAGATTCATGGTGCTGGCAAAAACTCATCAATCTTAAAATCAGGAACTAGCGGCATCACCGTAATCAGCAAGTCTGGTTCTTCTTCAATTCAATATGTTGTGTTAAAAGATTTTGGAATTCTTGCGAGTGCTCTAACTGGTGACGCTGGCACTGGATTACTTATGGATTCTTGGTCTTATTGCACGATTCAAGATGTAGTAATTAACGCATTTAGAAACACGACATCTCGACTTGGTATTGGTATCAGCATGATCAATACCCATGCGTTATGTGTGTGGAATAACTTTATTGCTGTGACAATTCAGAATTCTGATACAGCATTAAAGATGGATTCTACAAATGCAACACACTCAACTGGATACAACACATTTACCAATCTTGTAATCAATCACGAATGGCATATGATTGATATGTTGTCAACGCTTGCAAATGGATCAATTTACAATTCGTTTACAAACTTAATGCTTCAAAATAGTGGCAATGTTGGTAATGGAATTATTTGTCAAGGTAGTGGAAATCTATTTTCTGGAATTGTGTTTGACGGAAACACAACAAATTATACTTATCAATTAAAGTTTGATATTACTGGGGCGGGTTCCGCTTCTAGTAATTATGTTCATTGGATTACTGGATTTAATGTTGCAAAATATGTAGATAACACAGTTTCTGGTGGTGTAAATGAAATCATTAATGATCAAACTAATACAACTACATTTACTAGCGCATTAACAAAAAACCAAATTGGCGGGACATCAACCGCTGGTCAAGTAAACATTCAAGGAACTGACAACTCTACATTGATTCTTTCTGATAGTGGTAGCACTACTCGTTGGGCCATTAAAGATACTGGAACAACCGCAGTGTCTGGTCTTGCAAATGATTATATGTTCTGTATTGCAAACACAGATTCATACGCTGCGTCAATTCTTACTGCAACGACCACTAAGAAAATTGGAATTAATCAGAACGCTCCAACTGCACAATCATTGCTTCATTTGGGAAGTTCTACTGGGGTTTCAAATGCTATAACATTTCAGCCAGGAGCGGTTGGAACTGTTGCTGGTGGAGCAGCACTTATTTCATGCGAACTAAATGCTTTTGGTGGATACGATTTATTGACACTTAAGGGAACTGGAGTAAAGATAACTGACGAGTCTGCAACCGTACGTTTAATCATTGATACAAACGGACATGGACTTGCTGGCGTTGACAATTCATATACATGGGGCGGCGTATCAAACAGGTGGTCTACCATTTATGCCGCAACTGGCACAATCAACACATCAGATGCAAGAGAAAAGAATTCAATAGCCAATTCAAATCTTGGGTTGGACTTTGTGAACGCACTTCGCCCAGTCAGTTACAAGTTTAATGTTGGACATAACGAGACTGTGACAGAAGAAGATGGAATGGAATCATTCATGGTCACAGAGGAAACCATTCTAAATGATGGAACGGTTATTCCAGCCGTTATGGGTGAAAGGGTCAAATATAAAAACACGGTTGTCCCTGTAACTGGTAGTCGAACACATTACGGTCTAGTTGCTCAAGAAGTAAAGGCCGCATTGCCAAGTGGTGTTGATTTTGGTGGATGGATTCTCACCGACATAAATAACCCAGACAGTAGTCAGGGACTTCGTTACGACCAGTTTATTTCACCACTCATTAAGGCAGTCCAAGAATTGACAGCACGGATTGCTGTACTTGAAGCAGCGCAATGACCAAGAATCTACGCGGTGTATTTAGTCGAAATCAAACTTTCAACAATGTTAAAGTGGAACAGTTACAACAATTGCACTTGCATAAAGAACCACATACATGACCTCCACCCACAACGAAGAACTGTTTCTCGCCATAGGTCGCCTAGAAGGCAAGGTGGATTCGTTGCTCTCAATGCACACTCAACACTCGGCTGCTCTGAAGGAACACGACGAGCGCATCCGATCTCTTGAATATTCACGCGGCTACATGCTCGGTTGGTCAGCGGCCATTGGAGCCGGCATGAGCCTCGCTGCTAGTTTCTTAATTCGCGCATTCACCTAAAGGAACACTATGGCTACTGACATCACTATCGCTACCGAACAGCCCTCGTACCGCATTAGTTCAGCAGCGGCTGGCACTGCCTATCTCGCTGCCGTCCCCACGCTCACGATCCCTGCAACGACAGGCACGACCTTCCTCATCCCGTCAAGTGCCGGCGACAAGCCGAGCCTGTTGCGGCTGACCCCGTACCACACGTTGAACAACGCGACGGGTCTTGGCATCCGCGTCATTGGTTGGTCTGTGTACACCCAAGCAGTAAACGGCGCGGACTTGTACGTTCCCAACCTGCTCGCCGAACTGACTCCTGCTTACAACGGCACGTCAGGCAGCATCCCGACTGCTACGTTTGAGAGTACTGCTCAGTACTTCTTCCACGGCCTGACCGCTGCTTCGGGCGTACCAACCGTGAACCTGTACAGCCCAGGCACTGCTGCCATCCTTGGCACTCCTGCTGCTCACGCGGTCATCGACACGATTGGTCACCGCTACATCACCATTCAATGCAAGTCAAGCAGCGGCACGTTGAACGCCTTCCATTCATTCCTCTGATCGACAGGCACACTTATGCGAAGTCTCCTCGGCCGCTTCCACCGTCCCATGTCTCGCGGTGCTATGGGTGACATGCTGACGATGAATAGTCTTGGCGGCGGCCCTGCAATTGCTGACGTACTGGTAGTTGCTGGCGGCGGCGGTGGTGGTGGAACTTCGTACAACCAATACGGCGGCGGCGGCGGTGGTGCCGGTGGTTTGGTCTATGCGACCGCAGTGACTTTGACAGCAGCGACTAGTTACACGGTGACGATTGGTGCAGGAGGTGCGGGCGCAACCGCATCCGGCGTGTCAAGTGTTGGAAGTAATTCGACCATCAAACAAGCGTCTACTTCTATTGTTACCGATGCAGTTGGCGGTGGTGGTGGTGGACGTGGAAACGGGCCAAACGTCGATGGCACAAACGGCGGTAGCGGCGGTGGTGGTGGTGGAGCAATCGGACAGACGGGAGGTGTGGCTACATCCGGTCAAGGATCTAACGGCGGCGATGCTGGTAGTGACGCATACCCATACCGCGGCGCGGGTGGCGGTGGCAAAGCCGCAGCCGGTGCGCTCGGCAATGCTGGAACAGGAAACGGCGGCGCAGGTGATACCTACTTCAGCACTTTGTACGCGGGTGGCGGTGGCGGCGGTAGTGGTGGCGCTGCTGCTGGAAGTGGTGGCACGGGTGGCGGCGGCGCGGGTGGTGGCTATAACGCAACGGGATTGGGAACTAACGGAACAGCAAACACGGGCGGCGGCGGTGGTGGTGCTGGTACGCCAAACGTTGCAGGTAATAGTACTGGCGGCACAGGCGGTAGCGGCATTGTTATTGTGCGCTACAGTGGCACGCCAGTTGGATCAGTTACAGGAACAACAAATACCACTACACAAGCAGGTGGCTACACCTTCCACACCTTCTTAGAAAATGGAAACTTGGTGATGACATGAGCAAATACGCAGCAGAAATTATTGATAACACGGTAGTGCGCGTACTTGTTACGCCAACTGTTGTTTGGTGTCAGGAAAATCTTGGTGGTGAATGGATTGAATGCAAATTAGATGGAAGTATTCGCGGTTGCTATCCAGGCCCAGGCTACACCTATGACCAAGTAAACGATTTATTTGTACCGCCACCACCTGAACCGGATGGCCCACCGCGTCCGTGATTTACCTTGCCGTCATTATTGTGTTGTTGCTTGCCGGCTGCTCACCCGTGAGCCGCATTGCCAACAACACCAACGAGATCCGTACCCAGGCTCAGTTGCTTGCCGACCACGGCATGGCGATTAACGACCCGGTAGTGGTGACAGGCGCGACCCGTATTGACACCCTTGCCGCAGGGATCCACGTTGCCCTAGGAGGAGTTGAGGACAAGGAGAGTGCTTGGCTCAATACCGTGTGGATGATCGCGGCAGCAGCCATCGTAGTGGGCGTGTGCTACCTGCTGTGGTCGAGCGGCCTTGGGACATTTGTTCGCATTGCAATCGGCTGGTTGCCGCGCCGGCAGCGTCAGGACGCAGACCTTGCCGCAGGTATGCTTGACCCATCAAAGCCTGAGGATGCTCGCGAATATATCGCAGCCCGACGCGCCTCAGATCCATACTTCGACGCGGCCTTCAAACAGGCACGGGCTGGCAAAAAGGAGACAGCGTAATGCTTGCAGATTTCTCATCATTGCTTGGTAGCGTTTGGGCGTGTGCTTTGTGCGGTTGCCTTGGCTTTGGAGCCGGATGGTTCATCAAAGGAAAGTACGGTCACAAACTGTAATGGCAAAGATCCCCTTCAGCGTACGGGCAGCGGCAAGAAATATTCACCTTGTTGACCTTGATTGTACGTCGAAGCAGAATGAATGGTGGTTCCTACTGTCCGGGGATCGCCATCACGACAACCCGCATGCCGACCATGCTCTTGAACTCAAACACCTAGAGATGGTAAGGAGCCGCAATGCGGGAATCATTGATGTCGGTGATATGCATTGTGCGATGGAAGGTAAGTTCGATCCTCGCCGCAACAAAGCGGGTATTCGTGAAGAGCATGCAATGGCTCCAGACTACCTCGATTCCTTAGTGCGTTATGCAGCAGACTTCTACGCACCGTTCTCCAAGAACTTTGTGATGATTGGTCGCGGGAACCATGAGTCTGCAATCCTGAAGAACTGCGAGACAGATATCACCGAGCGCACATGCGAGCGGATGTCGCAGATATCAAAGGTCAAAGTCCACCCAGGTGGGTACGGAGGATGGGTTCGTTTCCTAGCCGAGATCGGTACGGAGCGATACACCCTTAGCCTCAAGTATTTCCACGGTGCTGGCGGTGCTGCGCTGATGTCCTTTGACACGCTCAAGATTCGACGCGCTGCGGCTGTCACCCCTGACGCTGACGTTGTGGTGCAGGGTCACGTTCACAAGCAGTGGTTCTTGCCGCTGTCACGCGAGCGGTTGGTGTGCGACAAGGGTGGATGCAGAGTGGTGTCTGACCTGCAATACCACGTTCGCACGGGGACGTACAAGGACGAGTTTGATGACGGTCACGTTGGCTGGCACGTTGAGCAGGGGCGCGGCCCGGAAGTCATCGGCGCGGTGTGGATGCGGTTGACGCTTGCCAAGCACACCATCAAGGCGCACGGCGACCAACCGAGTAGAACCGCTTACCAGTTAACCCCTGACTTCACCCTTGCACACTGAGGTATCGCCATGCGTGTACGACTTGGTGGCAAGTACTGGACGCTGCGATTCGTTCACAACATGCGCGACTACGGCGACATGGTTGACCCAGGAGTTGTGCGCGGTCGCATCATCCGTATTGCAACCTGGCCGTGTGAGAAGGACAGACTTGATACTGTCATTCACGAAGCATTACACGCGGTGCGTCCGGAGTTAGACGAAGACGCTGTAGCCAAGACCGCTACCGATATCGCGCACCTGCTGTGGAAACTCGGCTACAGGCGCACGGAATAAAAAACCCCTACGCCGCAGTGTGTGGTGCTACGACGCAGGGGGAGAGGATCGGACGGATTCAGTCTAGCGGATTCGCAGACTTGTTCCGCGTGGAAGCAGACGGCAACCCGCAATTTCAGCACCTGAGTCAAGTGCTGCGCGGATGGCATCCTTATTAGGCTCACGCACAATTCGTACGAAGATCGGGTCAAGTGCAGACGGATCGTCTA